CTTTAATTGGCCCGGTGCTGGTACGTACACAAGTTTCACCTCAGAATCAATCACCTAAACCCGTGTACAAATCAACAGGCAAAACCTGAGGGCACACGCGCTTGAAGCGTTTGTTTACCATCTTACATTTCCGACTAAGTGCTCTTGGTTTGAGGCCGGCATTGAGAATCTCCGAAACGATCGGAGGATACTCGCATGGACCCATCAAGGGAACAGAAGAAGGTTTGTAGAGGAAATTCAACGCATGCTCAAACATACGGTCAGGGGTGTGACACATAAGATCGATCTGGCAGACCTGTGAGGAACACTCCTGAAAAATCTTTTCAATTCTCAGTTGTTCTGCTACAGATAGACCAAATCTCTCTTCGCATATAAGGCGTGATGATATGAGGATCTTCTCTTCTCGGAAACCCGTGGCTTTCAACTCACTCTCAGCAAGTTGCGCGTAGTCCCTATGGTACATGTCTAGCACAGCTGACGCGTTACCAAGGGAATAACCACGCGTTTGACGGAGGACCCAGTGACAGCATGAAGCTAGGACGGGGTTCTTCGAAAAATTGCACAGGTAGGATAGAGCGCGAGCCCTTAAAAGGGCCATTTGTCTCTTTTCGGAGGCCTGCGCGTATTTTGGTGGCAGTAACATCATTTTACAAATGGCTGCCAGTGGATCCTTCAACACAATGAGTGCTGCAGAATCACACACAATACCGCAGAAATTCGCCTCTGTGAAGTTCTTGTGTGGGGTCATGTCAAGGTTAACACCAAGGTCTTCGATTGCCTCATCAGTGATGCCGTAGTCCAAGCAAAGACCATCGTCGCCCTCGACGAAGCCCTTGAAGCTTGTACATGACCACTCGGCGAGCACTTCAGGATCGATCGAATCGGTCTGAGCTCGAGCCGCGAGGTACGACATTATGACAAGGTTGAGTATTCCATTGCTGGAACTGGTCCAGAGAGCTCCTGACATCAGTCGCTGATCTGTTTCCACCTTGATGTGCTTGAATACGATATCGTTCCTTCCCAGAACGAGCCTAGAAATGAGATCTTTCATGGGCTTGATTCTAGTCAAGTTACGTATCATATGGAGCATCCAGAAGTTAATAACTTCACTGAATACTCCCGAATGATGTGACTCGAATGCTGAGAAATCGGTCTCAGTGACTGGCTCCATCCCAAGTGTATCTAGGATCTTCTTGGGCCAATCACGTGGGTTCGTTCCCTTCACGAAGTACCCAGCCTTGAAAGTCAATTTATCAATGGCTGAGCACAACGCTCCGAGAATAGTCTTACTCTCATCCGTGGGTGAGTTGATGCCACGTGCATTCTTTGGTTCTGGGTAATATCCCTCCTGCTTCACGAAAGACTCAACCTTGGCATGCTTCTCGAGCATGTGATGTAAATCCTTGGCTAGGTTCATGAGTTGCTCCTTCCGTGACCCAGTGTAGTTTGCGTTTTCGAGCCATTTTGCTACTGATGGAACATCTTCATCACGTAGCACACTGTCCATCTTCCAGGTTTGCTGTATGAAAGATTTTGCGTAAGCTAAAAAGAGTTTTGAGGTTTTGTTGTTTGTTTTTGGCATTTTTCTTCCGAAGCGATGGACAGCGCACACAATCTGATTAGCTGGATGAGATGTGTGTGGCACGAAAGGCACAAGCGTGGGAAATCCCAGAAGCGGGTCAACGACTCGGATCGGTGAATAAAACCCAGCGCACTGCAGGTCATTGAAGGGCTTATTCCGCACCTTAATTGACATGTCGCTACTAGGTTCCTCCACTTTCAAGGAGTAGTGGCCCGACCAATAGCCCGCTAAACTCAGGCCTTCAAGCTTAGCGGGTTGTGAAAACCCTGATAATCAATCAGGGTCTTCGACACAAGAGATCGGATGATTGCCCCAGCTAAAGGCACACCGGCGATCT